ATTTTTAAATTTAGGTGTTTAAAATATGTTTCGCCGCCTTCTTCTACGTCATTTAAATAACACATGAAAGTCCATGTCCGCTGCCCCATCCATTCGGTGTAAGTTTTAAATTCTTTAGACAACGGAAAGAAAAAATCGCAATGTTCTTTATAATATTCCCCCGGATTGTATTTTTGTGATTGCAAGGTTTCCCCCAGGTAAGGTTTGATCCCGACGTAATCTGTAATAAGTTGATCAAGCTTCATTAAAGCGTCAGATTCAAAAAAATTAAGATCGGCTGTTTGACTAGTGCGATAATCTGAGACAATAGAATCATCCGTTGGATTGGAAACAGTTGACGGGCGCAGCCTGCTATCAACCAAATTCATTAAGGCTTGACAGGTACCCGGAGATAAAAAATTTTTGCAAATATATATTTGCGTGAAAGGATATGCTAATCGTTTGGTTTTTTGGGTTACAGGTAAGTTGTAAAAATATTTATAATCAATGCGAGAAGGTTTTGCTTTAAAGTTGCAAATTTTTAAAAAATTTTTAAATTCAACATCATCAATGTTGTGTGTTTTTTTAAAAAAACTGGCAACTTGTGTCTTACTCACCCCACTCACCGCTGCTTTTGTCAGTTCTGCCGCCAGCTGTTCTACTGTCATAACTTAAGTACTACTCTGCTTAAAATGATAATTGTTTGGCGACTGTAGCGCAAGTGATTTTAATTTTATTTGTGTTCGGTTTGAGTTTTAGTGGTGTTTACGCAACTAGCGCTTTTCTGTTAAAGCGCCGCCTTGATGCCCACATGCCCCATCACAGCTATAAACCCCCGGTAAGACGACTTTTTTAAAATCTCTTTACTGGTTTTAAGGCCAATTCAGTTCACGGCTGTTAAACTAAAGGCATGGATTGGATCAATTAATGGACGCCAATGCCCCAGGAATAAGCATGGACGCTGAATTTGCACTCCATGCCGCCGCATTCGCTATTCGCGAATTGGATCGCGAAGATCTTGAGGAAGCGTTTCTGGACACGCTTCATCAAAAAACGATGGACAAACAACTGTTCTTGAATATCCTTAAAGAACACGGCATTGACGCTGAAATTAATTTTAATTACTCCACCGCTAGTCAAATTTCCTAACTGCAATGGCTACTCGCACGATTAAAGGTACGCTTGACACCTTCAGCGTTGATGCTGGGTCAGAAATTACCTATTTAGGCAGCACTACTGCGGTCTCTACTGGTGGCATCAATATCCGTGGATTTCGTGTTGATCCTGGTACCACTGGAGACATTATCGTTACCATTGACCGCTCTTCAGGCATTGAGAATATTGAAATTTTTCAAGAAGATGCCTATACGGCAGGTGTTGCGCCTACTGGCTATTTAAAATTTAACAATATCATTAAAAACGGCAAAAACAAAGGTGTTGTCGCGGTAACAGTTACGGACGCAACAAAAAATTACGTAGTTCTTTTGAAATTGGACGGATATTCAGAAATTTCTTACACCGGGCGTGTTGTCGTTCCTTAAAATGCGGTAAGCTGGTGTGCAAGTTAAATTTGCACGTTGGCTTCTCGTAAGAAAAAAACGGATGATTGGGACCAGTATCCGTTTTTAACACACCTCGGTATTGATCTTATCAAGAAGTATTCACCGGCCAAGACCTATTTGGGTTTTGGTCGGTTTGCAGCGTATAAGGACTATGGAGAAGATGTATGGCGAATTGGTTACGGAAGTACCAAACTAGGTAAACACTGGGTTGGGCGCCATGAGAAGGCCTTAACGAGGCAGGTAGACGCACAGTTAATCGAAGACTTGAAAGAATTTTCAAATTTGGTTCAGCACTATATTATTGTGCCGTTGAATGAAAAGAAAAAAGCTGCACTACTGAGTTTTGCACATAGCCTTGGCATTCCTTCTTTTAAAGAATGTAAATTGTTAACTTTGATAAATGCTGGTGCTTCTAAAAATATAATCATCCGTGAATGGAGCCCTTACATTAATCGGTTGTGGGCCTCTGGAGGTGATTTATTAGTTGAACGCCGTCGTGTTGAGTTGAATACATACTTAGCGGCGGACAAAAAAATCCCCCTTTTCATTGAACACAAGTGTCCCTTAAAATATTGCCTGTTGAATATAGCGGATAACTACAAAGGGACGCCCAATCAAATCAAAGCAATTGAATATTTAGAGCGCAAAGTACAAGAATGGGATCCTACAGAGGAAGTTGTGCGTCGCTTTTTTCGTTATTGGAATCAAGATCAAGGGGGATTGGGCTCCCCAAAGAACATTTAGTGTTCTGCAACCAATCCAACATGTCTAGTAACTGTAGTTCTGGACAGTATTCGTGAAGAATTTTATCAACATCCATAATGCATTTAATTTTTGCATGAAGCGATTAAACGCTTCAAGTACCACTCTGCTTTCTTTAAATCTTGGATGGAATTATGTTTATCTTCGTAACGCCAGAGGTACTTTTGGATATTTCCTTTCAGATAACCACAAAAAGCTTCATTGGTCATTGCTGCTTCAATCGCATCAATGCACTCCACTGAGCCGGACGTATAGTGTGACGGGCTATTGACCAGGTCTTCCATGGGTTTGTTGCTGTCAGAATAAGGACATGAGCCTACAGACTAGCACTGATTACGACGTTGACAACCGCTACGCGCAGGCTAGGGGCGCAAAGGATAACACCGCAGGCAAACGCTTCGTAAAAGAGTACATCAACAAGCGTAAAGCAGGAAATCGGGTTAATACTGCAGAGCAACGTGGTGAAGATAATCGCTTTGTCATGAGCGGTCCTGGGGATCAAACTTATGGGTTTAAAAACGGGTTCAGGGCAGCGCTTTTTAACAAATAATCTTGCCTAAGTGCGAAAAAATCTTTTGAAAATTGTCAGACTGGTTGAAACCTAAATCAAGCCTTGGTAGGTAAATAAAAAACCCCCACGTAAAAGGTGTTTCCAAACGGTGCTCGCTATTTCCTCTTATAAGGTTGCAGCGTTTATGCGGAATGCACACAGGATAATCCCACATGGTTGTGTAAGCGCGGAACATTTCATGGCTTGTTGAAAAGAATAATGCTTCTGGAATATTGCGCAATTTCCACTCTCTTTCTAGCCGCTTAAACCACGCTACGCTAGGCATATGGCTGTTTGTCCCCCCACGCAGGCCCCACCGCCACGTGCCGCGCACCTTGCTGAAGGAGCACCGCCCATAGGTAGGTGGAAACAGGTACGTGATGCCCGTCCAAGGGTCTTCAATGTTAAGCCCGTCTTCTTTAGTGGTGTAAATTTTACGGGCTCTCAAATATTGTGAATTTGCGTAATGCGTTGAACACGGATCAAGATCAATGTCCCCAAGTAACGCATCAATATAAGGAAGATATTCAACCGGTGTCAACCAATCTTCATTTATATTGAAAATTTGCGTTAAGTGTGAAAATTTATTCTTTCTTCCGTTCATCGCATCAGAATTGCCGAAGTAGTATCACTATCACGTTTGTAATGAATTAGAGACATGCACTTTTCGTCTTGAATAATAAAAAGCGCTTCTTTTTCTGGATTCACGAATTCAGCACGGGCAATTGCTTTTTTCATGACCTCGCCAGGTCCTTCCATATCCCTACTATTAAAGTCATTAAGCGCATTCATTAAAGCATTTACGGTCAGGTAAAACATGGTATCTTCTTGATTCTCTGCCCTGGGGACGTACACGATTGCACCGGGACCCTCGTTGGCGTAAAACCCTTTAAAAAAATCTGCCATGTCTACACAGATTCGTTCAATTGTCAGTTGGATTAATTTTTGCTCTGCTTCAGATGGGTTTGCCAGCATCAATTTGGCAATTAGCTGTTTACGGCGGTCAGTCATGGTTACAAAACTTTTTGAATAATAGTAGCAAAGATTTTAATTTTGCAAAGGAGCGGATTCCTCCTCATTGGCCTCACTTGGAACGGTTTTTAAAAATTCGCTTAGCCCTGAACGTTTAAGTGTTTCACGGATTTTAGGTAGTGGCGAGTAAATGACAACCATTTTCCCTAGGTTTCCCATGGTTTTAACTAATTTTCCGTTCTCGTTACGTACTTTGGTCAATTCATTTTGGCGAAGAAGGTATTCTGCTACGCACCGGTACCGACGTTTTGTTGCCAAATCAATGTCCGGAAACCTGGAGCAAATTGTAGCGGGCTGCATGTCACTAAAACAAATCCGAATTTGATCTGCAAGAGATAAACCAAGGATCAAATCATTGGTAGATGTCTCGTAGCTCCTAATTAATTCCAAATAACGTTGCAAATCGCGATCTTCAAAACTGCCTGAAGGTGGCACAAACATTTCGATTTGTTTTGCAAGGCTGGCTACCAGTTTTTCTTTATAATTCTCAACGGTAACTTCTTCAACAGCCAAGGTGTTAAAACGGTAGCTAAGGTACTTATTTGGTTGATACGTTGCAGGTGGAAGTTCGATCTGTTCTTCTTGCTTGTCAAGGTCGCACCCCTCTTCAACTTCCATTGCCAGGCATCACTTGTTATGGTGTGTGTAGCTTACCGGATTTTTGAGCAATTTTCCATTGCTTGGTGTTTTCCATTTTCAAAACCCACTCATAATAAAGTCGAACTGGCTCCATGTCGCGCATATTTTCTGGTTTAGGCCGCCCTCCGTAATTACAGGCTTCCCATAAGGCAACCGCCAGTTGTTTCTGCTGTCGCGTCAGCAACATCTCCATGGTTTTAATGGACATTTTTGTCAATAAGGCGCTAAACTCTGTTCTATATAGAATATTGTCCCCATGACGCGCAACATCACTGTCGCTGAGCTTCTTTTGGTCCTGATTTTGGGTCCTCTTGGAGTTGTCGGTATCCAGCATCTGTACGGGTTTGTGTCATCTAAAGTAAGTGTAACGATTCAAGTAAAATAAAACTATGGGTGGCTCACGACCTAGTGCACCAGTCACTATCATGCCTGCGCCAACGTCACCGACGTTCTACCAGTCCCTCATTCCTAAAGAAAGTTTTGAAGATGCCGCTGGTTATTTGAAGCGCATTCAAGAAGAAACTGCAAAAATACAGGGCCAGCGTTATCAGGAAGTCGGCACGCCTGCTGAACTCGGTGCACGGATGGCTGGTCGGCGCCTACAGGAAACCAGTGCCTACCAGGCTTCTTTGCCTAAGGGAGATAAATATTTACAACAAACAACAGGGGTTGCTGATCCCTATGCGCAGCTAAGAGATGCAGTAAACACACAGAAATATCAAGCATTGACTGAATATGAGGGGGCATTGGCGCGGATGGGTGAAAAACCAACACCAACCATCAACAAAACGCCTGAATGGGCTACGCGTCCTGATAGTACTTGGGATGTCAAACAAACTGAAGGACCCCAAAAATCACTAGGTGATTTTACAAGTGCTGAAATTACCCAAGCACTTAAACAAGGTACTTATCGTGCCGCCACAGCTGAAAAGCCTACTTCAATTGGGCAATTTAGTAAAGCTGATTTAGAAAAACAGTCTAAACTTATCGGTTAATAAATTATTTTTCTAAATTCTGATCATTTACGTAGGCTACAACAGGCAGTTGGTGTGGATCAAACCCCTCCACAGGTGGGGTGTTCTGTGGTTCTTCCACCCAATCTGTGTACACCTCTTTAAGAACATCATAGCTTTCTATAGGAATGAGCATCCAGGCGCCATTGTCGTGCTCAATTCTGTAATGCTCTTTATTCTCGGCAACATCATCTACGATTGCTTCAAGGTCTGCTTCCAATTGTTGGAGGGTAACAATTTTCATGAGCTTACGTAGACACTGTCAACAGCCTAGCAGCTTTTACATCAATTGGCCAGGGAACCAAAATCAATAGAAGCGCCAACGTCTTCAGTAATAAGTTCCAAATCAAGTGATTCGTCAACAGATTCGTTAACATAACGCCAATCTACGTTTAAGCATTGTAAATTGATTGAGTAGGTAGTTTCAAGGTAACGAATGTCGTTGGTAATTAGAAAAACGTAATCACCTGGCTCCAGAGTCGTGTTGGGGTAGTCATCTGAAACTATGTCGATGTTATCGTCGTAGTCAATACCTGTTGTCTTGTAAACATATCCTGCATTATTAATCGGCAACTCCCGACGCTGTGTCCCATTTTCTACTTTATAAATTGAAACCAGGGTATTGCGATTGGTATTGGAAGTGTAAGAAGTCTGGCTAAAGTTCTGAGTAAATTTAATTGCACGCCCTTTATTTAAGCGGAATTTATAGAAAGATGTTTGTTGACGAGTCAACCCACCGTGCGTGTTACTGATTGTGATAGAGCGAAAAATAGGTGAAAAATCACCAAGGTCTGCTGGATTATTAATTGAATCCCCTAACTGTTGGGGACGTGGGTCACTCCCAAAATATGACGTAGGCCCATAGGCTGTGGGCCCAGTACCGCCAGCTGGGTACGCCTGAATACTTCCAAGATTAAAAAACCCAAGGTTTTCAGGAAGCGTTGCTAAAAATCTTGCCACGTCACAAGCATTGCACTATTACTTTAAGTTTAGCAATAACACAAGTTGTTTCATTCTTCAACCAACAACCCAGAGTACAAGCCGTTTGTCCTGCCACTTTCTAGGTACAACTTTTCTAGCAAAATAGCACGCTCTGGATAATATCCTTCTTCTTCCACAGTCGCGATTAATTCATAGCTAAGGCGCTTTTCAAGGCACCTAAGCTCCAATTCTGCTTCTTTTCTGGCGTCAAACCAGGTAGTAAAATGGTTTTCGCTGCCAATACGGACATGCCCTGCATACTTAGGGTTTGGTTCATGCCAGCAGCTCGGCACAACTTGACTAATTTTTGAATTAATTTTTGAGATGCTCTGCTCTTGCATTGGTAAAAATGTTGCCGTAACTCAAATTTACTACGGAAATCTCTGATGGTGTAGGGATTGATTCTAGCTCCCGAATTCTTAAATGCAACGGATTGCAGCACAGGATACCGCACCCAGGCTGATGAAAAACGCGCAACCTTCCGACATAGCCACGTGAGGTCCAGAATGCAACACGTGCTGCAGACTGAATCTTTCCGCTGTGGAAGGGACTTGGCATGTAAGCGGCTGTTTCTGTGTCCTTCTTTTTCGTTGCACCAAGCCACGGCCAACATTCGTCTTGACCTTTGATGTCAACTTTGTCCCAGAATTTTTTAACTATCCAGTAAGTATCAAAGGCAAAGTTTTTTACATCAACTTCACAACGACCCTTTTTGATCTTCTCCAGACAATCTAAACACTCGTTCATCAACCCAAAATTACCAACATGACCAGGAAAATTCTTCTTGTGCCACAGGCATTCGGTTGTACTGTGTTCAATTAAATCCTGAGTCATCTGTTGACTTTTTTCAGGAAACGTGTTGCGAACATCTTCAATGTTTTGATGCAGGATCTGGCTTAGGGGGTCATTCATAGGATTCATGGTTGCAGATCCGACGTACTACATGGTAGGGGAGGCGGTACTGACGAGCAAGGGCAGCATAGGACCAGGTTTTACGGTTCTCCGTGTTCTTCAAGCGAAGCTCGGTTACCAAGTCTGGACTGATGCGACTCCCTTTGCGTTGACCACGCTCAAAACAGACTTCCTTCTTGGTGCCGAAGTAGTAGTGGTTGGGGTTGATGCAGTAGATAGAGTCGCAAACGTGTCTTCTCACAATGACAGGCTGAGGCTCACTGTGATACTGCCCGGCGATAGCCAAGGCCAACATCCTGGCATCGCGCCCCTTGTACAGGGGCCGTGAGCCGTGACTAGTGGTAAAACCCTTCAGCTCGGAGCGGTTGATGGTTTTAAGACACCAGCAGCGACTGGTCCCGAAGCCGGATTGGAACAGGTTCAAAGCACTAACCACAGCCACCAAATCATCCGTGGTGAGGTACTGTTCTCGAAAAAAGTCTAGGTAATCCAAGGTTGAGACTCGGTAGGGGACGGTTTTCGGGGCTTTCGTAAAATAGCTGAAAACCCTTGGCACGTCAAGTGTTTGGGGAAATGCAAAATCAACGTACAAAGGAACGCAAAATTTACCCTATTTACTCTATTAGAAGAGATTGGTGGTTCTCATTTGTATGCAACATTTGTAAGTCACTTTTTACATACGGATGTTGCATACGCTTGAGAACCCTCTTTGGCTCCCTGCTTCCACTACCAGACTCTCCTCCAGGGTTTTGGTTTGCCTCTCCACTGCGCTGCAACGGATCTCAGCGCCCAAGGCCGTCCCCCTGGCGTAAAAGTTGCGTACGGATGTTGCTTACAAATGAGAACCACAAAACGCTTCTCCCGTAGTGAAACCCCGAAAAAAAGCATTCATTCGTATGTACATTGAGACCCGTTGCGCTGCAGCCATTCTCACGCCCTATCAATAAGCCCCCTAACTTAAAACTAACAAAAACCGCTACTTTCCGTACTGTTTTTCATATTGCTCGGCATATACGAGTGCACAGACATAAGGTTCGACGTAACGGCAGGTTGTATTGGCGGGGTGCGACACGCGGTGTACCTGATTTCCGTGCGAATCGTCCCCAAACTCGATAACAGTTCCGTTCGGAAAAGTTTGCAGTACTTTCATTTCAGTCTTTTGTTAACCCGTATTAGTATAGTAGTAAAGGAATTGTCGTAAGTAAGGGGCACCTAGTCCTGCTGACGCAAGTACTGGTTCTAGTATTTTCCTAAACCTTAACAGGAGATAATTATGCCTACACCTACTATTTCAGAATCGGCAAGATCAATTGGCAACTCCGTCAACACTTTATTTGGACTTGTAAAACCAATTAGAAAAGCAGTTTTAGGCATTATTGATCCTGAAACTGCGTACGCAAATCGATGGTATAACCAAGGGACAACTGATCGGCAATATCCACGTCCTATCGGTCCAACCAGAGACATCTACGAACAACCAGGTGTTGGTTATTTTGATCGTGGTTCTGGGCGCTTCTTAGGGCGTGGAAGCACCCAGAGTGGAAGCACCACGACAATTCGGGGTGCTGACATTGGTGGTGATGGTCGCGGTGAACAATATCGTCAACAATTGTCACAGTATGCACCGAAAGCGTTTCCGATGACTGCTGAGGGTCAGCAAGAACGTTATTTTGGTACGCCAGAGATGAATTACGTTTTTGGTGCTCAGACTGGTAAAGGCCCAAAAACAGCGGAAGAAATGAGTGCTTTAGCTACTCAAGCGGAAGCCCCAGCAACTTCTTCGTTATCTGATTATTACCGCGCTCAAAGTGCAATGGGCCGTGTAAATCAGGCCGACATCCAAAAAATGTATGCAGATCGACCTGACCTTCAAAAGTGGGCAGCTGCTAATCCAATGCTTGCGCAACGTGAGTTTATTAAGCAGCAAGGTGGACAAACCATGGCACCTGATGGGCAAACTGTAATGGGTGATCTTGGCAGCCGTGCTCAAAGTATGGGTGGATACACGGTGGAAGCCTTCAACACCACTGGTGCGCCGACTCAAGGGAACTCATCACCCATTACAAATCCTCCGGATTTTGGCACCCCAGCAAATGCTGTACCAGCTCCTTGGAATACACAAGGACAGGCTGTAAGTGCTCCTTATGCAGAAGCAAATCAAAGAGCAGCAGAAAAAACTTCCGATGGTGGCATGCCTACGCTTAACACAACTGCAGGGCAGCCGTCCACTTGGGATAAAACTGCTAAGTTTCTTAACGAAATTACGCCCTTTATGCGTACTTTGGTTGGTCCCGGTGGCTTAGGTAACTATGGTATTTGATAATGGACAACGATTTTCCTATGGTAATGAGTGGTAACGATTTCTTAACCAGTTACATTAAAAAATACGGTGGTGGTGAGCAGTATTCACAAACCGGAACTGATATTCCGACCTTCAGCGTAGGCCGAGATTTTGCAGGTGGTGAAGGTACTGGTATTCCTCCTTACTTTAATGAAGAAGTTACAGCTTCTCCTGGCTTTGGCAGTCAATACCAAAACCTAGGGGAGATTGCTGGTACGCCAAGTTTTGATATCAACAAGCCGTACATCCCTGGACAGCAAGACTATACTGGGATTCCAAACGCCACTCCGGAGATGCTGCGCCGTCTCCAGCAGCGCAAAACGCGCAACCCTGGTGGCCAAGAAGACCTACCCGGATTCCTCAAACCAGTCTGAGCATGCCAACCCAGTTGATCAAGCGGTACTTTGAAGAGGTTGCCCAGTGGATGCGCAACGAGCCCGATTACGATGACTTTGGATACGGGACTGAGCCAATTCCGCGTGACCGCACGTGGTGTAAAAAGTGCAGTGAGTGTTCTTGTAGAATAAGTAAATCAGAAGATAAAGAGTAGTAAACAGTGTCGCAGACTAAGGCCCAGCTTCTTGACGGTAGTGTAGTTTCCGTTGCATTTAGTGCAGGTAGTGCAGCAACACCGAGCTTGTATTTTGCAGGCGATGCCAACACCGGCATCTACAGCCCTGGTGCAGACCAAGTAGCGGTAGCAACTAATGGCACTCGTCGGCTAGATGTAAATAGCAGTGGACAATTTAGAATTGGTGATGGCGGTACTGTTGGAATTTTTAGCGCACAAGCCGTTGCAAACGGGAATCTTCATATACGCGACATTGCTTCCGTTATTGGCTCCGGGACAGGTGTTGCACTTGATGTACTAAACGACGCTGGCAGTGCTGTCCAAGATCTGGCCATTCGTGGCGCAAACACTATTTTTAGGAACTCGGCTGGCGAGACACTGCGCATCACCTCCGCAGGGCTCGTAGGGATTGGGACTAGT